TATCGTTGATTTCCCTGATCCAGTTCCAGATGTCCACAAGGTAATTTCACCTCGCCGCATCCCGTGAAGCTTATCATTAAGACCACTAAGACAATCAGGGTAAGGAATCGACTCAATCTCATTGTATTCCTCCAATTGTTTCCATATTTCTTCGCCACTAACAATACCCGCAGGGGTATAATCACGAGCGTTCCAAATAGCGTGAAGCAAAGCATTTCCGCCTTCGCCTATTAAGACTTCATTAGGATCTTTATATTTACCTAAATCAGTTACTTTAGCTTTATCGTAACCAATAATCTTCACTGCTTCTTCGAGTCCAGAGTTACCTGCTTCATCATTATCATACATGAGAATGACTTCATCAAAGCTACGTAAGTATTCTCTTTGAGCTAAAATAGTTTTTCGAGCAGTAGCTCCATTCGGAATTGATACTACAGGCCATATAGTTCCTTTCTCTGCATAAGCAGTTGCTACAGCCATAGCATCAAATTCACCTTCAGTAACAACTATTCGTTTTCCTCCCGATGAAAAACAGTTTTGTCCAAAGAGAGAAACGTCTTTAAAGTCTCCAATTGTACTGAAAGTCTTCGGTAGTTCTCGTACTTTGTACGCAACCAATTCAGTACCTCTATAATAAGGATAGAGATAAGAGCAAATGCTACCGTCACTATCATACTCACAGAGAACGCCGAAATACTCTGCCACGGTCTTGGTAATTCGCCTGTCACGGCAACCACGGCTAACCAAATCGCTGGCCCGATGAAGGCCATTGCTAGATTTAGAATTATCAATTGCAAGTGTAACCACTTCATTTTCCTTTCCTATGTCATGTGTGTAGTGTTGGCATACAAAACAGTACGCATGATTATCATCGTAAACGGCTTTGCCATCTGATGAACCACACTGGTTACATTCAGTTTTATACAGTTCATTACTCATGTCCACCTTTCTGCTTTAATAATAGCTTCATGTCGTTTAGGATCAAAGTTAGAACCAAGATGAGAAGCACGAATACGTTTCTCAGCTTGTTTATTAGCATAATCATTACGAAAAAGAGCATCACGAAGATATATTTCCCGCATTTCATATGCATTAAGTTGGCCTGATGTTGGAAGACTATATAATATACGCCCTTCAACATCATCAATAGTTAACTCAGAAAAGTCGCCTGAACCTGTGTATTGTTTCCAATCAGGTTGAGAAAACTTTTTTGAGCCGACATATATACGGCCAGTAGATTTATCTTTTAGTTCATAAATGAAACCAGTATGATGAGGATCTACTAATCCTTTGTTAGGAAGTTTCCAGTGACCATAATCACCATCATTAACTTCATCTACTACATAATCATTTTTCTGATATGTTTCAAATGCTACATACCAACGTTTACCATCACGAGTACATAAAGTAAGTGGACCTTCCCAGCCACGTTTTAATTCGAGAGATTTATATAAACTCTCTTTACACCAAATAACACCTTCCGAAGAGGACAACTTACGATCGCCCCCTTTCGGTTGCGGTGTTGTTGTAATCCTTAATCGGTCATATCTGATGAATGTATAATCACCCATCTGAAATTCCTTACAAGTCATAACCTAACAGCTTTCCGATTTTATCAATATTAATTTGACGATCATAGAAATCACCAAATCCAATATCAAACCAATCTTTATCATTACGTTTAATATGAATCAAATGTCCAACTAATGTTAAAACATCTTCATAATCTTTTGGAAAACGTTCTTTATATTCTTTAATAACAAGATCTTTCCATTCTGTAGTATCATTTAACAACTTTGCCGCTGTCTTAGGTCCTACGCGATTAAGACCTTTGATATTATCTGTTGAATCACCTGTAAGAAGTTGACAATAATAATTAAAGTCAGCTTCTTTTTGAGTGAGATTAAAATGTTCTTGACGATCTGGATTGTAATAATTAAACGGATCGCAAAACAAATCTTTATCAATAGCAACAATAACAAAGTCATCTTCATTATGATGAGATTCGTGTGCAGTAGAGCGTACTAAATCATCTGCTTCACAGCCATCAGCTTGCATGCCAATTTCTTCTTGTTCAAGGATTGCATACAATTCTGGAACGATGGATGCGGGGTCTGCTTTAGGTCGATTAGCCTTATACAAAGGAAAATCAACTGCCCTAAAGTTCTCTACACCTTTAAGAAAGATATGAAGATCATCTGACCAAAGCTCATCTTTAAGATAATTAAGTTTTGTTTTGAACTTATTAAAAGCTTCATCAACAGTAACTACATTAAAACATGATTTATATACCATGCTATCTGCATCAATTAATACTTGTGTCATAAATCTTTTTCCTTTCTCAATGATACAGAAAAGATTTCAGGTTCCTCTGGTGCGTATTTAATTTTACGCCATTCCATAGTTACTCTGTAATCTTTCATTTCAGGACTACGCATTTTTCTTTCAGCCCATTCTTTTCCTTTCTCTTCATCTTCAAATAAACGATTAATATAAGTATGATATGTTTTCCGCATTAATGAGTCTCCGCTAAGTTATTACCAATTTCATAATCACCTGACATAATAGTTACACCAAGTATTTTAGGGGCTTCAGTTAAACCTTCCACAAGAATTTCACCAAGCCTTTTAGCATCAGACTCTTTACAGCTATATTGAAATTCATCATGATACATTAAACGAGGTTCACATTCAATTCCTTCTTGAATAATTCGTTTATTAATATATCCAATAGCTATTTTCATAGTAGCCGCTTCAGCAGATTGGAGGAGGTAGTTGAGAGTCTGGTAGTTCTCTTTAACATAAATTCGCTGACCTCCGAGTCCCCTAATGAATCCGCTTCCAGTAGCTCTCTTAGTTCTTTGCCATTGGTCTTCGAGGCTTCTTTTAAGATCTCCGAGACCAGGGATTGCAGCTGCATATGCATCTTTACTCCCCTGTCCGACTGTGGAGTCCATTTTGCCAGTAAGGTAAAGACCAAGCTTAGATGCGCCAGCTCCGAAGAGGTAAGCGTAGATCCACCTCTTAGCAGCTGCACGGCTGCATCCCAAGATATCTGCATTTTTCTGATGAACATCACCATTAAGTACTTCATCTGTAAACTCCTTGTTACCAATGAAATGAGCTAGACACCTAAATTGATTACCAGCAGAGTCAGCACCGACTACTACATGACCTTCTTCTGGGAGAAACAATGCACGCATACGTCTTCCCCATTCTTCACCCGCTCCAGGAAGGTTTGCGATAACCTCATGCCTCCAACGGAATGTAGGAGTTCCAATATTCCAGGCGCGTCCGTGGATTCGCCTAACACCCGCGTCATCAACCTTAGAATCTCTGATCCATCCTTGTGTAATGCTAAGGCGTGATCGAAGAGTAGTCCAGTTGTCGATACTTCTACCGATACCTCCAAGCTTTTCCAATGAACTGCTAGTGAGTTTAGGACCCGTGCGTTGAAAATCACCACTTGGTAATCGCTTGACGTTCCAATCATCAGGTTCCCATCCAAGTCCATAGAGATATTCCTTTACTTGTTCGAGATTACCGAGTCTAGTTTTGACTTCACGTATTCGCTGGAACTCCTGATTAGGTCTAATAGGAGGATTAGAAGAAAGAGCGTCAGAAGGATTGATAGTCCTATCAAAATACTCGCTAAGTATCCGACAAGTTGTAGCGTTGTACTCGCCGTTTTTCTTATACTTAGCGGTTTTAGGTGTTTTGTCAATGAGTTCTTTATGATACCCCAACTCTGGCTCAACTCGTAACTCAATTGATTCCATCGCGCTTTGCAAGCTTTTAACAAGATCGATTGCTCCATCATAATTAAATCTCCAACCAGATACACGAGTAGCTGCTTCAAATTCTGCAGCATCATGCTCTGCTCTTAAGTATTTCGGATACTGAGAAGCTTTGGCAGTTATTTGACTAACTTCTTTCATTAGTATCTTCCATACTTTTACGTTAAGTTTTACATCTTGAATACAATACTCTAACATACGTTCAGAGTAATGATCCCAGTCATCGAATGTAATTTTATTGTCATCTAGTTTCTTACCCCAAGCGGCTAAGCCATGCTTATGCCCTCGGAAGTAATTATTAGTTTGACTCATAGTCCACGTGTCATAAAGCTTTTGTTCTGGCTTTGGTTGCCAGTTATACAATTTCTTTAAAACAACATTATCAAATCCGATAATGTTATGACCAATGATGCTGTCTGCTTTACTAAGTAAATTAATACCTGAATAAAGAGAATCAAGATTCGAATCATAATCACTGAAATAGTATTCGTTTCCAGTGTCAACATCAATAGCTACTAGACACCAAACGATTGATGGATCAAGTCCATTACATTCGATATCGTAACATAGTCTCATGTTACTTTCCTTTCTTCGAGCCTCTTACTCGATTTACTTTCTTTGCAATATAATCTTCTTCATCAGCAAAGAAATTGTGAAGAGCTTTAAGTATTTTTAATTGAACAGCTTTAAGGTGACGACCTCTCGGCATAATCCAACCAATAACAAATCCTAAAGCTAAGAAATAATATGTTGTAATAATTTCTGCTAAGTTGCTATCCATTTTTATACTCCAATGCAGCTAGAATGTCTTCTGGTTCTGCGGGTTTTATTTCTGGGTTACTACATTTAGGACAAGTCCTAGTACCAAGAGATAAACGCATTGCCTGAAATTTTTTACGACATCTCGAACATTTATATTTAACAAATGGTTCTCCAAGAAAATCACGCTCTATCTGCATGACCAGCCTCGTCGAAACGTATATAACATTCAGGAACAAACATACCTAAACCTCCTGCTTTTTCAAACGCTACAACAGTAGACCATTTATCATCAAAAAGAATGTTGCTAGTGCCATCATTATTTTTGGCGTACTCTATTTTATCTTTACCCGATAAAACAACGACAATATCTTGTCGCCGAAAACCAAGTGAAGCTAATGCCATCCTTTTATTTTCGCTAGCTTTCTCTAGCATATCAGTATTAGGCCAATGAGAACCTACTGCTGTTAATATTTTAACGTAGCCTTTAGGATATTCTTCATATAATTGTTTGAAGAATTCTAAATACTTAGCATTAGGTGAGTCAATAAATATACGATCAATTTTCTCGTGAAACATTGACTCCGTATCTTCTCGATCGTAACCAAGGGGAATTCCCTGGTCTACCATCCATTTAGCAAAGTCTTGAAGTGGTCCATCACCATCAATGAATATCATGATCTTTCCTTTCATCATGTTCTGCAGCTAACTCTTTCATTTCTTTTACAAGATGTTCGTGCAAGCCTTCCATCATAGCTAACTGTATATGGCCATTATCATCATCTTGAATGTAAGCTTCACCATCTGCTATATGATTCTCCATAATCTCTGTAAGAGTTAAGAACGCAATAAACATAGGTATATCATTAACATTGTTCTTAAACAAATCTTTAAAATTCTGAACAAAGTAAACTGACATTACATAAAAGAAATCTGCTCTTTCTTGTGCTTCTTCCACCCTTTTATTAGGGAATGGAATAACGTTATCATCTGACATAATAAGTCCTTTCGGGGGTGACTCGAAAGCCACCCCCATTGTAGGAGATTTAAAAGTCTTCGCCGACTTCTTCGCTTTCTACTGCATCGAAGTCAACATTATTTGTAGGCTTGTATTCAATCAAGTCCACAACTTGTACGGCTGAAAGCATTACGCCAGTGCCTTTACGACCCATAACATCATAAGGGTACGTGAACAGCTTAACGTTAACACCAGTTCCGTTGCCAATTACAGAAGCGTCAAACGGCTTCCGTGAAGCATCAACCACTTCGGGCGCACCATTTTCTTCGCCCTTACGGTTCTTGGCTTTACGCTTCAAGTTAAATGCGATCGTGCCATCTTCTTGTGGCTTACCTTTCACACCTAAATCAGTGAGTGTTTTGAAAGCATCTGAATCTTTCTCCGCACGGACTTGCAGCTCAAACTGTTCAGTTCCGAATGGTGATACAGGCTTCATTAGCTTTGGGTAGTAAGCTTTCAAATCACGTACAATAATTACTTCACTCATATTTAGTTCTCCATAGATTCGTAGGTTGTGATTAAACGGTCGAGATACCATTTTGCTTTTCTGGCATCTTGTATTTTAGCGTCTTTCTTTCCGAGACGCATTAGATACTTATAGACTTGACCCATGAGATGCGCTTCTACGCCCTCAAAATCCATAAGCATATATTCCATCATGTCCATATACTCGTAACCAGGAATTATTTCCTTGTAATGAGCAGGGTTAACATGATCGTCAACAGTTTTTGTTTTCATAAGAATAATCTCCTTCAGTATTCTTATAGGGACTTATACGTTACTATCAAAGTCTTCACTTTCTAGTATTACATTTAGAAAATTGTATAACTCATCATTATACGGTGCATTATGAAGCACAAGATTATATGGCTTATCTCTATGCTTCCATGTATACAATGTAGCATCTTGACCATAATGGTCGGTCAAATCAAACCATTTTCTGGCGGCTAACTCTGCATCATCAGTCCAAACATCAATGCTTAATTTTAGTCCTCTCATAATTTTTACTCCTTTACGAGAATTAAACGCGACTAGCGTAGTTCAATGTAAAACAGGTGATCCCCTGCTTGTCCTAAAGGTGTTAAATCTGATGCCCAATAAGGCGAAACACCTGTAGTGTGGTAATGCGTTGCACCAACTGTAGGCCCATACACAATACCTCCTAACGCTTTTTCAGCTATATCAACTGAATCTGCGTAAGCTGTAACGTTATTCATATTTTCTTTCATACCATCACAGTAAAAAGAAAATTGACAACGATTTAAAATAGGCTGACCATTGTCGTTATGTTCTCCCTGAAATACTACATCGCAAACATTATTTGGGAATTGTTCGCTATGCATTCGCTCAAGAACAACATTGGCGACAGCAATTTTACCTTCGAAAGACTCAGAACGAGCTTCAAAGTAAACTGCCATCGCCAAACAAGCTAATGCGTCAAGCACTCTTGTGGATCCAACGGGATTGTCGCATCACACGATCGATATGAGTATACCAAGTACGATTATCTCTTGAATAATCAATCGTAGCATACTTCATATTACTACGCTTACAATACTGAGTAATCCGTTGCGAGATTACATTGTAACGCCATTTCGCAGACGGAGTCTCATAAGACTTAGTCCCAGTAAGAATGTTGTAAGCAGAATCACAAAGGTTGTCTAGCCAAATAATAGTAGTAGTCATGAGAATGTCCTTTCTATTT